TGGATCCTACTGCCACCCAGGTGCCTAAATAATTTTTGTAGAACAGCTGATTAAAAGTGGTAGTGGCCACAATGGCGTAATCGCCTATCTGTCCCACGGCTGCTTTGGGTACTCCGCTGTCTAAATCTGTGACGTTGGTAATAACTGTGGGAATCTTATTAGTAAATTTTTGACCACCTGCAGCAGTGATAGGATTAGAATTCCATTCAAATATGCCAAACTTGGTGGCTGCTGTGTCGAACCAATAGGTGCCTGAAGCAGGATTGGCTTCTGGAGGATTGGCAGATGCTTGCAATTCTGCAAGATCCACATCAGCTCTCACCACATAGGCTCTGTTGCTGACTCCCAATAAAGAGTAGGCAGCCTGCAATCCATATTCGTTTAACTCACCTGCATGTATGGGATTATTGTTTGAATCTGTGTAGAAGATAGGATCACCAAATAAATCACTCAATTCTCTTTGAGAAGTTACAAGATAAGGTTTGCCAGCATTTGCTGCCAGTGTTCCTTGTGCTGTGCCTGTGCCAGAAGAATTTGCTTTGTCTTGTGCAGAGGTAACAAATATCATTGGAACCGTACCTGGTTCCGCTGGTGTATAAAAACTTTCGTCTATTACTGTAACTTGTACGCCCGGTGATACTAGTGCCATATTGTTTTCTCCTATCTATGACTTATTTGAATGTATTTATTCTGATAGCTCAAAAACACACCTAATTAAACCCAGCAAAAAGGGCCTAAAAAGGGCAGCTAAATACGGTATGAGACCTTTGTGCAAAGCCTGCAAACAACGCCCCTGTGCTGTGAATTATCACAAAGCAAACAAGGTATTTTACCGAAGTCAGTGCGAATTGTGTGTGCGTTACAAAGGCAAATCCATGGGTCAAACCAAATGGCAGCAGTCAGGCTATGTGAAAAAAAATGAGTGTGATAAATGCTCACATAAAAGCCGACATGCTCAACAGTTCAATGTGTTCCATGTGGATGGCAATCTCAACAACTGTAGATTCAGCAATTTAAAAACGGTGTGTGCCAATTGTCAGCGAGTGCTGCAAGCACAAGGCATCAAATGGGTGCAAGGAGACCTTGTACCTGATTTCTAAGATCCTGCACAGTGCTGTTGTTGGTTAACTCTGCGTCAAATTCACATCTAGCCCACGCCCATTCGCTGGCATGTATGTCTTTGGGTACCACTCCCACATCTTGATATATTTTGAACCACAGTGGCAGTGTGCCTCTCTTGACCCACCACACTTGTCCGCCCACTGTTTTGATCATGTCTGCTTCATTCACAAAACGCACATCCGGAATCACCCAGTTTATTTGAGGATTGTCCATGATTTTCTTTTTGGCTAAACTGACCCATATGCCATCGTAAAATCCATTGCGCATGCATTCTGTGCCAAACTTTTGTAGAGCCAATCTAGGAGTGACTGTGCTGCCCACTTCTTTGCTCCAGTATGCATCTGGCTGTTCACGCCATGCTCTACTCTCATCTGTTTTGCCATCCAGCAGTTGTCTATCCCATTCAAACATCTGGGCTACTGCATCTTTGAGCTTGTCAGCAAAAGACATTTTTTGAAAATTGTGTTGTGCAACCAGATAGTCAGCAATGGTATCCTTGCCACTGCCTATCAATCCGCAAATTCCGATAATCATATTAAAGCACTATTGTACTTTAAATTTATAATAATGTCAATGAAATATTAACCTATTGTGAAATGATAGCCCACGCCGCCTGCCATTTGAGTGGCCAATTCTGCATCCAATCTGTCCATTTCAGCCTGTGCTTCGGATTTTAAACTGTCTCCATTCAGTGTGGTTCCGCCCTGTGGACCTGCCACAGTGTTGAATTTGGATCTAGCTTCACCCAACATGTATTTGCAATTGGCCAACGTGTAACTTTTGATCCATTCTCTAGCTTTGTAATCCTGCAGCAGTTGACTTTCAGGTCTGAAATTGTAAGCGTGCAACAGTAATGTTTCATTGGCTCTGGGTCTCTGCAACAGTGTCAATATTTTGGTGGTTGGATTCCATTTGAATTCGATAAAACTGCCAAACATTCTGCCCACCAATTCTTGATATTGTGAAAACATGTTGTAGGTGGCCACGCCGCCCATATTGCTGCTGGACAGCAGATAGGTATTGGTGTAGGCCAAATTGAAAGGTTCAAACAATGTGCCGCCGTCTCCACCTCCAGAACGTGATCCCACTGATCTTCTAAACAACTGTCTCACTTCCATAATTTCGCTGGCCAGTGTGTAACTGTTCTGATCCAACACTGTGTTTAAAAATATGTAACTTTCTTCCACAGAGTTGTCGGATCTTTGACGATATCTGCCCAAGGTTCTGGTGAGTGCAGTCTCATAATGACTGGGATCCAATTCCACTTCAACCATGCCACCGCCCAGCATGTTTTTGACGAAATCGTATATCTCTTGACGTTGTGTTTGCAGATCGCTCATTGTGTATCCTATAACATATTTATCAATGCAGGATGCATGAATAAATATACACATGCCAAGATTAAGTTTGTACAAGCCAGAAAAGGGCCAAGATTACACATTTTTAGACCAGACCATAGCAGAAATGTTCACTGTGGGTGGTACCGATGTGTTTGTACACAAATACCTTGGACCTGTGAATACCAGCGAGGGTGATGCCACAGCCACTCAGCCCAATTACAATGCAGTGAAAGAAACCAACATTCAAGATCTGTTGTTTTTAGAAAATAGGGATAGAAAATATGATCCCAACATCTATCAGATCAGAGGTATCTACAATGTGAATGACATTGACTTTGACATGAGTCAATTTGGATTATTCCTGCAAAATGATACTATATTTCTCACAGTACACATCAATAGTTCTGTGAAAACCATTGGTAGAAAATTGATGTCAGGAGACGTGATAGAACTGCCCCATCTCAAAGACCAGTACGCATTGAATGATTATCAGGTGGCATTGAAAAGATTTTATGTGATACAGGACATCAATAGAGCAGCAGAAGGATTTTCACCCACTTGGTATCCACATCTTTATAGGCTTAAACTCAAACAGATAGTGGACAGTCAAGAATTCAAAGAGATACTGGATCTGCCAGCAGAAGAAGGCAGCACAAACACACTGAGAGATGTGCTGAGTACATACGAAAAAGAAATGCAGATCAATGCAGCAGTGGTGGCGCAAGCAGAAGCAGACACAGCCAAAAGTGGTTACAACACCAAACATCTGTACACACTGCAGGTGGACGATCAAGGCAAACCTGAACTAGTCACCACAGATATCAACAATTTGGATGCCAGCACTGCCAATGTGATGGCAGATAGAATCAATCAAACACCAGACAAACTGGGTTATCAAGGCTATCTTTTGGGTGATGGATTTGCTCCCAATGGTGAAGTGTTTGGACATGGCACAGGATTTCCACAAGGATCTGAAAAAGGCAACTACTTTCTACGCACAGATTTCTTGCCTAATAGATTGTTTAGATATGACGGTTCACGTTGGATCAAAATGGAAGATGCAGTGCGTATGACCTTGACCAACACCAACAATAGAAATACACAAAAAACAGGATTTGTCAACAACACCAATACCACCACAGTGGCAGGTGAGACTATTGATCAAAGACAGAGTTTATCACAAGCACTCAAACCCAAAGCGGATAATTAGACATGCAATTTTTTTACGACGGACAAATACGCAGATATATCACTCAAATCATTAGATTGATGAGTAATTTTGCCTACAAGGATGGCAAAGGCGCTTTGACCACTATACCTGTGATGTATGGTGATCTCACCAGACAGGTGGCAAACATTATTAGAGACAACAGTGAGAACAAGATACCCAGCGCTCCACGCATGGCAGTGTATATAACTTCGTTAGAAATGGATCGCAGTCGCACAGCAGATGCATCATTTGTGAGCAAACTCAACATTAGAGAACGAGCTTTTGATGAGAACAATGAAGAATATCTCAATATACAAGGAGCAAATTATACAGTGGAGAGACTGATGCCCACTCCATACACGTTGGGTGTGAATGTGGATATCTGGTCCACAAACACAGATCAAAAATTACAGATATTAGAACAGATATTGATGCTGTTCAATCCCAGTCTTGAGATACAGACCACAGACAACTATGTGGATTGGACCAGTCTTACTGTGGTGGATCTTAACGGCATTACATTCAGTTCCAGAGGTATTCCCACAGGCACTGAAAGTGAAATAGACATTGCCACACTGCAATTTACCACTCCAATTTTTATCAGTCCTCCTACCAAGGTAAAAAAATTAGGAGTGATCACAAAAATAGTGACCAGCATATTCAATGAGAAGACCGGAG